AACGAATCAAGTCCAATCATGGGTACTCCTTTCGGTTGTCTCTCCATTACAGCCCATGTTTGGGCTACGAACCGATCAATCGTCAGAATCGACTCCCATTTTGACGTCCTGAGAGGAATGTTGCTGCTCGTGGATCACCTTGAAGATGATGTGGCTCTTCAACCGAAGAGGCTCTGGATCGTCGTTCAACTCCAGCGAATAGAGCAATTCACCGGACTCCCCCTCTCTGACGAGCATGTTGCCGTCGTAATGGATGAGGGACACGACGAAGGCTTTGGTCGTGAACATCAGAAACACGCCAATGCATGTGGTGATCGACAACGTTACGATGATGATCAAAGACGCATACGGCCAGTCAAAGACCGCTGAGAGGCCTAAGTACATAGCCGATGCGCTAGGTGAGATCACACACACGAAGATCACAAGGAACTCGTAGACCTTCGCCGAAAGGACCATCTTCTGGCCCCCCGGTTTGTCACTCCCTGTCTTCTGGCTCATCAATCCTCCTAAGCCGACCATTGCCCCGGCGGTTCGTCAGTGGGTTGACGGACGATCGGAACGGTAGGTCGCTAATCTCTTCCATGATTCTGTCAGCTGTGCTGTTCCCACCGAGCACCTTGTAGGGAGCGTAGATGTGGGTCACCAGATTCTCGTATTCGTCTCTGGAGATCCACCCCCTTTCTATGTAAGATACGCCGATGATGTGGAATAACTCACGAGAAAGACCTAGGAGGAGTTGGATCTCAGATTGCTTCGCAGGATGTCTCTGAGAGAAGAACTTCCAGAATCCAGCAGAGGCAGCAACGGTGTACAATCCCGTGAATACAAGAGCTACCCACTGACTCCAGTCCATTTGGTCTCCTACTTCTGTCAGAGTTCAGGAAAAGAACTTCCCGGAGAGATGATCTCAGATAAGGTGACACCCGCCGGAGCCTGTTCGAGTTGCTCGAGCACCGTGTTCTGAACCATCGTGTTCTCCTTGGCGAACTTCACGGTGTTGATCTTCAGCACCGCGCCAAGGAAGGTAGCTACCGCGGCGGAGGTGCCAACAACCTCCACACTGAAGGGTAGCCCCCAGATTCCAGCGATCGTGGCATAGAGCGTCGCTGCGGCTGGCAAAACCAGCGTCACAACGTCCTTTACCACGTCGTATGCCTTGTTGTTAAGTGTCAAGAGTCTCCTCCGGTCGTGTTGCTTTCACCAACGTTGGGTAAGCGTTGGTTCCGTTTTCATCTTCGATCTCCACGTACTCGCTTACCTGCATGTATGTGTCCACATCGTATTCTCCATTGACTCCGACGAAGTCACCGAGCTGATAGTCATCTCGATACCTGTTTCGAGTCAGGTTCATTGCGATCTGGACGTTGGAGATCGACATTTCGTTCATTGTGTTGAGATACCGATCAGCCTTCTGGCCCATGGGCGGGGTAGTGATCATCAGATCCTCAAGAGTCGATGGCGCTTCTGAATAACGGTCATCGAATTCATTGGCTTTGATCATCCCCCATCGACGATTGTATCCAGCCCCGAAATTCACAAAATCCGTGATCGTGATTGGGTAGTCGATGATTCCACCTGTTTCAGGCGTGTTGTAGTTCTCGCCAGCAAGCCCTTGGATGCGAATGAGGTCGATCCACTTACCGCTAACCAGGACCGCATTCTTCTTGCTCTTGATCGAGCGAAGATAGTCCGCAGACCGAATATCGCCGAACTCATAAGAGAACGCCACCTCTTTTGACTTGTTCTGAGGTTTGAAGATCTCAAGAACCAGATAGTCCGGAATGGCCTCGTAAAGTCCGTACTCCATTCCAATCTTTCCAGGACGAACCGCCCTCAAACCAAGACCATCAACAGCCAACAATTCTTTGACTGCGCTGTACAGGTCCTGCTTCTTGAATCTACGATCGGTCTCGTTACCTGTTACCCCAGCCGAACTCAATGATGATCCAACAGCGGCAAAGACGTTCTTGATCCCGTCTCCATACACGATCGGGCCATACCCCATGTAAATATGGAGATTGATGAGATGCGCGATTTGGTTCCAGCTCTTGTCTGATGTCAAGAGGAAGTCTGGATACGGGTAATCGGGGATGTCCTCAGGGTCTCCCAGCATGATCTGAGATCCGACGTATCGATTCTCCAAGAAACTGGTGAAACTACGTCCAGTGATCTTGATCGTCGTTTCCTGATCTTCCTCTACATGGATCTCATGGTTCTCAACGATCATCATCTCCGAGGTGTTGATGTGAGAGATGAGTGTCCCGATAGGGAGATCTTGTTCAACACCGCTCGAGATCTTCGATTCGATCGTGAACTCGCCCGGCTCGTTGAAACGCTCGATCCAAGTAACGCTGTCCCAGTTCTCGACGAGTTCTGCTCCCGTCAAGGTTAGTGACGGACCGGGGGCTGGTGGGAACTTGATGAGATCCATCAGACCCCCCAGTACGTCTTCGTGTGGATGAGCCGATCGATCGTGTAGTGATTGGCTTCAATTGCGAAAGTGGTCGTCCCAGGATATAGCATGGGCCAAACAGAGTTCGGCGAAACACGCTCCATCACATTGTAGACCACGTCATCACGTTCGATAGTGACTCCTCGTCTTCCGAACTCGCTCACGATTTCGAGCTTGTCTCCAACGATGAATCCTTCTACCTCACCATCCAAGATGCCAGGAATCACTTCGAATTCCCAACCAGCCGGGGCGTCTTCTTTGATCACGAAAGAGTAAGACGGTCCATCGAAATTGACCTTGAAAACGAAGCCATGAGGAGCAGTGCTCTTGGTGTCGGTAACCTCGATCAAGGTTTCGTCGGTGAAACTGGCCCCAAGGATCTGAGTTGGACCTCCCGCATACAACAGTGGGTCGCTGCAATCGATGTCCACGTTAAGAAGAGGGTTCTCGGAGAAGTAATCGGTATCGACCTTGGTGATGTACCCGTTGGTGATGACCCAATCTTCGCCCGTGGCAAGGTCGGGCATGTCCGACGGAGTAATCTTGACCTGAACGTGACTAACCCTTGCTGCCGAGATCGCTTTGTAGAAGTCGTCTCGCACATCCCCATTCGACCTAGTCTCGAAAAGAGAAGAGGGGAACAGCTCCAACTTACAAGAGAGCACACGCTTACCCAATGCGTGGGTGAAGACACGCTTCCCAGACTCCGAAAAGCCTGAAAAGCGCTTCTTCACTTCCTCAGCTCCAAGACCAGTAATAGACTTGATCTTGAAGCCGGTCCAACCCTCCGGATCTTCGAAGTCCAGCCTAGCGATGACTTCAGAGTCGTCGAGGGTCTGGTTGACAGCCACTAGCTCGATGTTAGTGATTCTCATCGGATCTTCAACTCCTCCTTCGCTAGGGTGATCTGGTTCTTCGTGTTCCGGTAAATCTCGTTTGCCGTGAGAGGTGTCGGCGAGTAGATGTTCTGCTCGAACTTTACCTCTGTCGGGCCAGTAGGTTGCGTCTCGGTCGGAGTCTGATCCCTACGGAGATCAGTGGTCCGTGCGATCAGATCTGCGTTCTGGAACGAGACCTGTGCGCCGATGTTCGTCGCCGAAACGAGTGAATTGATGGCCTTGGCATCCCTCGTGACGCTGGACAAGTCCAAGACCGGCGTGATGGTCGGGTTGAACTCGTTCATCCCTTCCAGATCGGTGCTGAGATTGCTCAGGACGCTGTTGATGGAGCGAACCGCCGTGTTAGCAAGACTAGTTGAAGCCTTGTTGACGGGGCGCTCACCATCCTTGATCCCAAGAACAAAACCTTCACCAATGCCTCCACCAATAGCCTTGAACACCTTCGACGGAGAATTGATCCCGAGGAACCCCTTCACTCCATCGACCATGCCCTTGGCCATATTGATTGCGCCATTGGCTACCTCCTTGGCTTTCTCGGCCAGACCGCCGGTCATACCATTGATTACAGCGCCAATGAGTCTGAGGCCAGCATCACGAAGCTCACCGCTTCGACGGTCGATCACCTTTGCCAATTCGTTGAGGAAGTTGGTCAGGATGCTCATTCCTGCATCGGCGAATTCCGTGACGTTCTTGCCCAATCCCTCCAGGAACTTCAGGAGCGCGTCCTTACCAGAGCTGATAAGTTCCTCGATGTTCATCGCAATGCCATTGATGAGCGTCTTGACCATGTCGATACCCGCTCGAATCATGATCAAGGCATTCTTCGTCAAGCCGTAGATGAAGAACACGATGGCCTGAGTGGCCGTATCGGCGATTGTGCTGACGATCGTAGTGATGCCCGTAATCAGGTTCGTGATCAAGCTCGTACCAGCGTCAATGATGAAGTGGAGATTGTCGGCAATGGCCTGAATAAATGTTGCGATCAGGACCAAGACGGCCATGGTGATTTCAGGGACCTTGTCGGTCAAGCCCTGAATGAACTTGAGAAGAAGAGCGGCACCAGCCAGGATGACCTCGTCGATCTTGTCAGCGACGCCCTCGAGGAACTTCACCAGCATCTCCATGCCAGCCTCGACGATCATCGGCATGTTGTTGTTCAGACCCTCCAGGAACTTCAGGAGGAAGAATAGAGCCGCATTGACGAACTTCTCCCCCTTCGTGAACATGATGTTCACCATGAGGTCGATGATACCGCCAATGAGCTGACCGATCTTCGGAAGGAACTTGATCATGGCGTCGATGATCATCGTGAGGACCGTGGTGACCCCCTCGATCATCTTCGGAGCGCTGTCGACCAAGTACATGAAGAGACTGACCAGGCCCTCAGCAAGCTTCTCCATGAAGCCAGGAATGGCCTGGATCATGACGCCGATGACCTCAATGAGAGTCTCGATCCCCTTCTTACCAGCATTGGACACCGCCTCGAACGCCTTGGCCACGAGGAAGGCACCAATACCCATGAGAGCGAAACCTGCGCCGATGAGCATCAACGCTACGCCCATTGCGTTCAGAGCTGCGAGAACCGGTGGGAAGATGGTCAAGAGGACTGCCACGCCTGTCAGGACGAGTAGTGCTCCACCAATTGCGATCAGGCCCATCACGATCTGACCGAAACTGAGGTTTCCTACGACTTCTAGGGCTTTTGCCATGACCAACAGAGCAATCGACAACGTGATCATCCCTGCCACTCCGGCCTGCGCCATGTTCAAGGCGTTCGTAGCACTTACCAGCATGACGAGCATGACGGCAAGAGCGCCCACCCCTTCGATGACGTCCAAGAAGTTCAGCTTTGCAATGGTCTCAACGGCCTTGCCGATGACGAACATCGCGGCAGACATAACGAGCAAACCAATAGCCTTCTTCTGCATCTCCTCGCCCTTGGGGAACTCGTTGAAGCTCCAAACCAATAGTGCCAACATTGCACCGAACGCTCCGATACCTTTCGCTAGGCTCCAGAGACTCATCTTGGCGAACCCCTCGATAACCTTGTGAAGAGTTCTCACACCAAATGCGAACAGCGTAAGGCCAAGACCGACCTTCTCAATGCCCGACTTGGCGAGAATCACAGAGGCGATGGTGACTGCAGCAAGTACGCCAACGATTCCGAACAAACCAACGCCGATCTCACTCAGTTCCATTCGAGAGAAGGTCCAGACAACGCCAGCTAGCATAGCAAGCGCTATTGCGAGAAGACCAAGACTGATCGACGCTCGAATGAAGCTCCCTGACACGTTCCCAAGAAGGATCGCTACAGGAGTAAGGATGGACAGCGATGCAAAGATCGCACCAAGCCCCTTGACGATGTCCCAGTACGAGATGTTGCTGAACAACCAGATGGCAACTGACATAGCCACCATAGCGCCAGCAATCGTCGTCAAGGCGACGCCGAGTCCTGCGAGCTTGGCGGGATTCGACTCC